AGTGTATGGATCGTGGATCATGATGATAAACCACTTCAAAACATTACTGAAAGGGTGATACGCTACGCGGGTCCAAAGGGTGATTTTCATGGACAGAGAGTGTCACTCGAAGACTTTTTGTATTACGAACCAAAGTATTTAGAAGAACGCTTCCCTAAAATCATGATGGTAAATGGAATTGGTATGAAAAAGATCGTCTCAACCACGACGGGTTTCACTACTGATCTTCGGATACCTTAGTCGCGAGATAAAATTTAAGATCACCTAAATCTGCGACGTTATATTTTAAAATCAAAAATCTATTACCCGTTTCCTGTATAATTTGCACAGACGCACACATACTCGTCGCCTTTGTAAAGATATTCAGATATTTCAAACTGTATAGACCTGTAATAGTGGGACTTTCTTCGGGACACTCGATAGACGTTTCCTGATTAGCGAAATCACCTATACACATGAGATGAAGCATTTTACCTTCACGTTTAATCTCAATCTCTGTTCCTAAATTTGACATGTCACGACAAAGTCTTTGGAAATCTGCCGAAGGAAGAGTAGTTATCGTGGACATCGTAACTCCAGGTACTTCAATTCGGTTTTCGTTGATATCTAAAAGTTTCAATTGAAATTTGGTGCTCGTTTTTTTCACTTCACTCGTGATTTCGATGTCCATATACTCTTTTGAGTTAATTTCAATTTTGATAACATCGTTGTTGGTGATTGTTTTTAGAAGTTTAAATGTGTTTGAAATATTTATACCGGCAATAATTTCTTCTTGGTCACAATGATATTCTTCGAAATTGTCTGCCGATAAAAACATGTCAATCAGTGAAGTTCGGGCTGTGTCAAGTGTCACGATGTACATTCCATCAGGACGAAAGTATATGTTCACGTCGTTGAGAATATCTTTGAGTACTTCAAACGTTGACTTAAAGGCTGATGCCTGTATAGAAACTAATTTCATGACTATTATGAAATAGTATTAGATCTTTAAATCTGTGTACACTTCACCCTTCGACACATCCCGGTTTATCTTTTCTTCTAGTTCTTTCGTCATCGCTGGCTGGAGCGATTGTCCATAACTATCTAAATAGAACATGTTTGGGTCACGCCCATTTCCATCAAGGGATGTCATAGAACCCCCGTAACCACCAATTCCAACGTGTTCGATATCCTTCGCAGGAAGAAGTGAGTCGAGCCAGTTCTTTATTTCATTACCCACGAGAATCTTTCCATTCTTCGTGAGCATGGTGGGAACTCGGGTAATCTTCGATTTATATTGATTCGGAATGCCCTGTGTATTCACGTTATGATAGTGAACAAGTTGTTTTAGTTGTGGTTCTCCATTAATGTACCGAATGATATCCATGGAATGTTTACATCTCGGGCTGTATATCAGAAGAGACATCTATTATCTATTAGGTATTTTGTAAAAAAAAATTAACGCATTATAATAAATATGGATGTACGTAATGTCATCAAATTTCTACTCATCAGCTGGGTCGTACTTGCCGTTATTATGGCGGTATTCAATCGTGAAAATTTCTCAGAGTCTTTCGGGTTTTCTGGATACAAAAAGCCAGTCGATTATGTGAAGTTGAATGATCCCAGACCGGACATGTCTGGATATTCGCAAGTAGAATCGAATGTTAATCATGACATGATGGAAAAATTTGTACTCAAGACGAACAACGAACTCTATGAGCGTCTCAAATTTCCGACATATATCATCGAGACTCAGTCGGTCAATCAATATAACGGTTCCCAGAACACAGTGTACGAATGTATCTTTACCGTCGTTAAGAAGGGTGGATTTTCGGTAGGATTTACGGCCGTTGCCATTTTTGAAGTGATCGGAGACAAATTTAAGTTATCCGCACTCCGTTCTCAGCCACTCAGCACCCAGTCACCCGATAACATCGAAGTATATACAGAGGGTTCACGTGGTAAAGAGTTTGTCGATTATAAACTCGTAAAAGAGAGTGCCATACCCAATATCAGTGAGTTAGATTTGATAAAAAATAAGTTGAGTTAAATGTAATGATCAACATCAATGATGTCATAGAAATTGATGACAAGAGAAAAAAGATCAAGAAGGACATTTATAAAAAAATTTATGATCAGTTTTCCGCTAAGATTAAACAATGTGTAGAGCTCGGTCACAAGCAAGTTTTTTTATCTGTACCAGTCATCCTCATAGGATATCCTGTGTTCGACAGGAGTGCGGCGGCTCGTTACATCGCTCGTCAATTTGAACTTGGTGGATTTATCGTACAGCTTGTGGGAGAATACGATGTGTATGTATCGTGGAATATACAGAAGAAAAAAAGGGTACAAGAAACTGACGAAGAAGGCGAAATTGAATTTCCCAATCTCATGAACCTAAAAAAGATGGCTAATAAGTACAGGGGGGGGTAGTGCGTAGTAAAGATTGAAAATAAAAACCACTTAATCATAAATGGATAATCTTAGCATTTTGACAGAAGCAAAACGTGAATATATGGGACAATTGTGTCTCATCATGTGTCCACCTATGATTGACGTTTTTAATGATATTTATGAGGAGGCGAATAAACTCTCCAACGGGCGAAAAGTGCTCGTCATGTTCCAAAAACTCCTCAAAGAAGTCCCGAATTGGTCAAATGCTATGTCCAAGCAACACTCGGATAACATCACGAACCGATGTGCGTGGTTTAGTGATCTTTTGGCAGCTGTTTTTGTCGCGTGTACTAAGATCTTATCTTCTGTACGCCTCAAATCCGATAATAAGAAGATTTCTCTGAAACTTCCCACGAACGAAGTATTCATCCAGACATGTTACAATAACATCGCCAAGGACTTATACAGGGATCCTTACGTGTTTCACGAAGATCAGAGTATTTACCACCGCGACGAAAAACTGACGTCCCGTTTTTGTGTGTGTATCGAGAATTCAATCAAAGAACTTATCCCCGTTCAGCAAATTCTCCAGACGTATATGTCTCAAGAGTCGAGAGATATTGATCTAGATGGAGACGTTGAGGATACTGATGACCCTGAAATTTATGAAGGTGAACCGGAGCCAGACCCAGGCCTGGAACCGGAGCCGGAGCCGAATCACGCGACCGATCTTCCCGGAGAACCTCAACCTCAACCCCAACCCGAACCCGAACATGACATGGATCCAGAATTCAAATCTGTACCTGGTGTCCCCGAACCGGAACCATCTATGGAACAGGATAGTGAACCTCAGGGTGAACAGGAAGACGACGTTCTATTTGGGGACGCACCAGAATATCCCACAAAAAAAGTTGCCTATAATTAAATGGAACTCTCCGACTATCTACGCGACCCAGTTTACGCGGCACTCATCGCCGGTGCTGTGACAGCCGGGTACATTCATCTTAAAGCGTACTTGAACAATGAAGGAAAACTTGAATTAAATCAATACACCAAACCAGCGGTATTAGTAGCAATTCTTGTATACGCGATCATACTGAATGGTATAGGTCAGAGAGAGGTTATTTCTAATGAACCTTTCTAACTTAAAGATTACACCGTACTAATAATAAAAATGGCGTCTGTGACTGCGTTTAATGACATGATGGGTCAATTTCTTGTGGAATTGCACAAGACTTTTCCAGATGAAAAGAATATCAAAAAGATGCTAACATCGTTTGATCTCCTTAAGAGTACAAACCCACGTATCGTTGTCGATGGCTTTATGAAAAGTGTGTCTCCTCACGCTGAAAGCATTTCGTCTAAGGATGAATCGTTTATTCTCACCCATTCTAAGGATATTGAATTTCTCTCAGAGCTTGACATTGTTAATCTTTGGGGGCGTATGAATGATGATACCAAGGGTGCAGTATGGCAATATCTCCAGACTTTGTACATTCTCGGTGCGACCATTCAGTCTGTTCCCGAAGACACCCTCACTGCGATCGAAGCGATGGCTAAAGAATGTGCCGATAAGATGCATAACGGTGATGGGCAGGTTAATCAGGATGCCATCATGAAAATGATGGGAAGCATGACTGGTATGATGGGTGGTCTTCCGAAAAAATAAACCTCATCTATATTAAATGAAAGTTTGGTTCGAAGATCCTAAACAACTTGTCAATAATAAACGAATTCTAGACTTTTGGCCGACTAGCAAACAGACACCAGTAGAACGAGTCAATGCCGCATCTCGTTTCATAGTGTATGCTACGTGCATTTTATTCATGATTCGCAGAGACCCTCGAATGTTTGTTCTTGGTATCACTATGCTTTCTGTAATTTACGTGATGCACAGGGCAAATCTGATAAAGGAGTCTTATGATTCTAATGAAAAAATGAACGTTTGTCAGAAACCAACTGAGGACAACCCAATGGGAAATGTTCTCATGACGGATTATACTGACGCACCCAATCGTCTACAATCATGTTACTATGCGACTGTAGAGTCAGATATAAAGAAGTTTAGCGGCGATAAAATTAACTATGACATGGGTAGGTCTCGTTCAACACTTCCAATGTATAAGAGGAATGCTTTTGAACGCCAATTTGTGAGCACACCCGTGTCTAAAATTCCAGGCGACCAGACGAAGTTTGCGGAATGGTTATATGGTCCCAAGAATGGTCCCATGTGTAAGAGTAATTCTCTTTTCTGCAACCCAGATGCGCGCGGTGTTCAACTCGAGGCATTCGCCGGTCTAGGAAGTGATGGGGATATACGAGGACCCAGAGGTGGTGGCCGTGTGCGGGGGGGAGGGGGGACCTATAGTTAGATTATATTCTCGTGTAATAATAAATGGCGTATCAGCTTCAACCTGGTCTCTTCATTGTCAACAATAAAGACGCGCGTCCTCCCGTTTGTGCTACTGAGGAAGTTTTCGTGTACCCTCAGCCCAGTCACTTAAATTATGGCTCGCGACCCAATACGATGTTGTATGGTACAGCGCCATACATGGCTGGAAAGGGTGCACCTGCTCAGTTCATTGACACTAGTGATCAACTTAGACCCCAAACCACAACTCGTTTCAATAAATCGATCGTTCAGACGTATGAACGTAATCTATTCCCCCTCAATAATATGGAATGTAAAGTTCCTCTTCGTACCATGAAGTATGAACCCTCCAGTACACGCGCTGACCTTCAAAATGGACTTTTCCAGAAAAGGTACGTTAATAAAAATGTCAGTAAGAAATAAGAATGGCTGATCCTATTTCCTTGTTAGCCGTAGCTGGTCTTGTATACGCCGGAAGGACACTGTCCCAGAATAAAACTGAAAAGTATAGCCCAGAAGTAAAATCGACTACGACGACGGTACCCAATTTTAATCAAAATGATTTTAGTTACGGGATTGAGAGTACTTCGAAGAGGGAGATGAATAATTTCGCGGACATCACTCGTCAACAGAGGAGTAGTGGCCAAGAGGTTCTGAATTTGCGCAACCGTATGTACAATCAGGGTCACATGAATAATTTATCTCCAGTAGAGAAGCAACTCGTAGGTCCAGGTCTTGGTGTAGATCCAAGTGTACCCGCCGTCGGTGGATACCAACAAATGTTTCGTGTTAACCCTATTAACGTGGGTGAATACCGTCTCACGACTTTACCAGGCCGTTCCGGTCCAGCCGTGGATATAACCGGTGGTCGATCGGCGAAAGTTGGTGAACTCACACATAATAAACCTGAAACGACTGCTTATCTCCCGTCGCGTCTACCTACTATGATTGGACGTGCTCAGGGAATGACCGGTGTTGTCCCACGTAACGAGCATGAGCGAACCAAGCGAACAACGAATCGTTCAGAGACTGGGTTACGTAGTGATGGACTCGGATTCAATGGTGCTAAGCGTATCGTTTCAGCACAGACACTCGCACAGGATCCCACTCGGTTCAAATCTGATCGCAATGATGAGCACTATCAGTACAACAATCATCCCGCACCTGGCATCCACAGTTTCCATGGTGCATATGCGACGAGTGTGGCTACCAATATCACCAATAAAAACAATGAAGAGCTCATGAAATATGGTTTCCGACCAGAAGATCGTCGTGGCAAGCCGAACCGTATGGGTAATGCTGGTCGCATGAACGTTCGTGAGAGTGCTCTTAAACAGGGCGGTGCACTCACCAGTGTGAGGAGTGATACCAGCCGAATCGATGGCCGTGTCAACGCCGCGAATGGTGGGTGGACACAAAATTATAAACAAAAACCATTTCACCAGTTCAATGCGTATAAGGGTAACGAAAATCCGTACACACAGCGTCTAGATATTGCTTCTAAACAGCTCAAGTCTAACCCGTTCAATCATTCTCTGTCTTGATAACAATTTATACTGTTAGACAAAATCAATCATTAAAATATTATCCCTATATTTTAATGAAGGTCCATACCCTTTCTATCGATAGTAGTCAGCGCGACGCGAGTGTATATCCGAATCACAATAATTACGTCATCACACTCGAAAATCCGATTTATAACGTCAGTGAAATACGACTTGTGTCTGGACGTATACCCACGCCTCAAACTAATCCTATAAGACCGAAATCTCTCATATTACGATTATCTTCTGGTTCGGATGAATTCAGTCAAATGGTTTATATGGGAACGTCGGCAGACAGTAATCAAAAAGGTACACCGTATTATACTGGACACATACTTTTAGATGATACGAGTGCGATAACGTTTAATGGTTCCGATGACCCACTCGTACATAGATTCCATTCCGGATCACAGAAAATCATATCAGAACTAGGAATCGAATTTTTGTATTTGCATAACGGTGTTCTCACATCCTACGATTTTGGAAATAATAATCATATTTTAAAATTTGAAATTACATGTTCTACTGATAAACTCGAAAATCTATGTAAATCGTCCCCAGAAAAAAAAGAGATTGATAAAAAAATAAAGAATTCCGATACAGAAATTCTTTATAATCAAGAAGTGTATATTTACATTGGTATAATATTATTCGTAGGTATGATGCTTATGGTGCTCATGAAGCGATAAACCGTTTAACGAGAAATCGCGTAGACGGGCTGAGCGGGCTTGGATACACGAGTAGACACCGTGGAGATCAACATGTAGACCGCAATGGAGAGGAGAGTGGTGAGCACAGCGGTGAGAGCGTACTGAGCACCACCATTCTTGGGAACCTTGATAACCTGGTTGATGATGAAACGAACGACGTCCATCCAAGACATCGCCGCTGCGAAAGAGAAGCCGGCGACAATCGCGTTAAGCGACTGGGTCTCGAGCTCCTGGGTAACAAGGGTGACAGTTTGCATAGCAGCCTTCATCGTGAGTAATATATTATACACCAGGAAAATTATTTATTCGGGGAGTAACTCCTCTTTTGGAATTTTTTTATATTTTGTCTTTTTATTCGTGAAGAGTTGATCATCTCCTGATACATCTCCATCTCCACTTGATATACTTTCCGAGTCACCATCTTCACCGTACACGTGTAGCTTTACACCGGAATCGGAAAAGTTCCAACCTTCAGGCTCCCAATTACCCATTACTATTTATAGCATTTTTTAGAATCTGTTCTGTAGGATTTTGAGGTTCCCATGAATCCCAATTGTCATACGCATCATTCACCTGAATAAACATGGGGTCACTTCCTGTATATCGTGTAAATTTTGGACAATCGTCTGGTGCGACCACTTCAATGTCTTCTTCATCAGAATCTTCTGCATTTTCGTATATTTCAGGAAATAAGGGACCTATCGTGTTACCGACAGTATGCATAACACAATATTTCGTTGCATATTCCATATCTTCTGAGAGAAGAGTGTTTCTTCCACACGCTTTAGAATATTCAGCCGCGAGTAATGTTGCCCGTTCGAGTACAGGAAGAAGTATTTTCGTCATCGTTTCTATATATTTTTCAGCCATAGAATTGCTGGTGTCCCCGAATCCAGTCTGCATGTTCATCGTTTATTTTTTCACTTCATTTTATTTTACTTAGGTTATGTGATCGAGTAAAATTTTGGTAAATAAAACGAAACACTACAGTAG